TAATGGATAAACTAAAAAAGAATTCTACACTTAAGCATACCGAAGTGCTTTCTAAGTCTAAATTCTTTAATGAAAAAGATATGATTACCACGTCTGTCCCAATGATCAATGTGGCATTATCAGGTAAGATTGATGGCGGGTTAACACCAGGCCTTACAGTTCTTGCTGGTCCATCCAAACACTTTAAAACATCATTTGCTCTATTAATGGCAGCGGCCTATCTGGATAAATATCAAGATGCGGTTCTGCTTTTCTATGATTCAGAGTTTGGTTCACCACAATCGTATTTCAGAACATTTGGTATTGATCTGGAAAGAGTTCTCCATACACCAGTTGTGAATATTGAAGAACTTAAATTTGATCTCATTAACCAGTTGGAAAATATTGACAAGAATGACAAAGTCATTATTATTATTGATTCTATTGGTAATATTGCATCAAAGAAAGAACTCGAAGATGCAATGAATGAGAAATCGGTTGCCGATATGTCTCGGGCCAAACAATTGAAATCATTATTCCGTATGTCCACACCATATTTGACCATGAAGGATATTCCTTGTTTGGCAATAAACCATACATATAAGGAACAAGGTCTGTTCCCTAAGGATATTGTATCTGGTGGTACTGGTGTCTATTATTCTGCCGACAATATTTGGATTATTGGTCGTCAACAAGATAAAGTTGGAACAGAAATCAAAGGTTATCACTTTGTGATTAACGTGGAGAAATCACGATTTGTTAAAGAAAAATCTAAAATTCCTATTTCAGTTAGTTGGGAAGGTGGCGTTCAGCGTTGGAGTGGTTTGCTTGACGTTGCTCTTGATAGTGGCTACGTTGCTAAGCCTAGTAACGGCTGGTATTGTCGTGTCGATCGGGATACTGGCGAATTGGTCGAACCGAGGGTTAGAGAACGGGATACTCTTAAAGCAGAATTCTGGGAACCAATCCTAAATGAAACTGATTTTAAAACTACCATCGAACGTCGTTTTTCAATTCTAGCAGAGGTACCTGCAGTTGAAGAAGGATGATTTATTAACCGAGAATGAGGACTTTGTTCTTATTCCGGCTGAAGGCGAAGATGCATGGGCAGTTCGATTCCTAAATGGTGAATTTGTTGAAACCTCAATTCAGTATGGAGCTGTAGGTTTCAATGAGGTACAGGATGCCTTGACATTTAATTTTGAGATTAAATCGTCACCTGATTCAGAACTTGATGTAGAGAACACGGCTTTACAAGAGCATGCAGGTAAAGTTTTGGAATCCATTATTGTCAAAGGTATTGATGAGGGTTATGTGAAATTACACGATAAGGAAGATAATGCAGGCTAATCTTGAGCAAACAATTTTACGGAATCTTTTGACTGATGAAAAATACATGCGAAAGATTCTACCTTTTGTCAAACCGGATTATTTTGAGGGTGTGTATCGTATCCTATTCAAAGAGGTTGGCAAGTTTGTAGCCAAGTATAATAAATTGCCAACGGCCGAATCATTTAAGGTAGAGTTGGATAAAAGTGATAAGTTATCAGGTGAACAATATATCATTGCAATGGATATTCTACCAAATCTTTTCTCAACAGAAAAAGTAGATGAGCAATGGTTGCTTGACACCACAGAGAAATGGTGCCAGGATAGAGCAATCTATCTTGCCATTATGGAATCAATTTCCATCATTGATGGTAAACATGAATCCTTAACCAAGGGAGCATTGCCAGATCTATTGACCAAGGCATTGGGTGTTGCCTTTGATACCAATGTAGGTCACGACTATATTGAGAATGTTGAGGAACGATATGAGTTTTACCACACTGAGGAGGAAAGATTACCTTTCGACCTTGACTACTTCAACAAAATTACGAAAGGAGGTTTGCCGTCTAAAACGCTTAATATTGCTCTTGCAGGTACTGGTGTGGGCAAATCTTTGTTCATGTGTCATATGGCTGCTGCTTCTTTAACACAAGGTTCTAATGTTCTCTATATCACCATGGAGATGGCAGAGGAAAGGATTGCAGAACGGATTGATGCTAACTTATTAAATGTGCCTATCGATCAATTGGACAAAATGTCTAAGGATATGTTCACAACCAAGGTTGCAGACATTTCTCGTAAGACAACTGGACGATTAATCATTAAGGAATATCCAACAGGTCAGGCAAATGCATCTCACTTCCGTGGGTTACTTAATGAATTAAAACTAAAAAAGCAGTTTGTTCCTGATGTAATTTTCATAGATTACCTAAATATATGTGCCAGTTCACGAATGAAAGGAATGGGTGGTGCAATCAACAGCTATAACTATATTAAAGCCATTGCTGAAGAAATACGGGGACTCGCTGTGGAATTCGATGTACCTATTGTATCGGCAACCCAGACGACCAGGTCCGGTTATTCCAACTCTGATGTTGGCCTTGAGGACACATCAGAATCGTTTGGTCTCCCTGCAACTGCCGACCTCATGTTTGCACTTATATCTACAGAAGAACTCGAACAAGTCGGACAACTGATGATCAAACAGTTGAAAAATAGATATAATGATCCAACTTTCCATAAACGATTTGTCATTGGTATTGATAGGTCAAAAATGAGATTATATGATGTTGAGGAATCTGAACAAAATCTAATGCAAGATAATTCCATTCCGGACAAACCAATTAATACATTTGGCAATAATGAAAAACCTGATACAAATGGATGGAAAATATGACAGTACGTTTGATTAGTTATAGTAAGGCAATGAACTACGATTCAGAAATGGATCTAATTGAAACCATTGCGTACTGTGCTCGTGTATCAAATCCTTCCAATCAAAACAATACGGAAACAAATGAAAAATTACTTCGTTATCTTATTAAACATAAACATTGGTCTCCCTTTGAAATGGCGTCGGCGTGTCTCGAGATTGATACGACTCGTGATATCGCCAGGCAAATCCTAAGGCATCGGTCATTTTCATTCCAAGAATTCTCTCAGCGATATGCAAATCCGGATCAAGAGTTTGATGAGATGTTTCAGAAAAGAGAACGACGAGAACAAGATCCAGTGAATCGCCAAAATTCTATTGCAGTACCTGATGAAGGAAACGATTGGTATCGCATTCAGGGTCGTGTTGAATGGATGGTAAACCGAGAATATCGTAGAGCAATTAAAATGGGTATTGCAAAGGAACAGGCACGAGCATTGCTACCTGAAGGCTTGACTAAGTCACGAATGTATATGAACGGGACAATTCGTTCTTGGATTCATTACATTGACTTAAGATCTGCCAACGGTACTCAAAAAGAACATATGGAAATTGCAAGGGAATGTGCAAAAGCACTTAAACCAGTTTTTCCAATGATTACGGAGTTTGTACATGAGCTATAGTTTTCCACCAATTTATCAAAACTATATTAATCTATGGTCACCATTCTCTCGTATTGAACCAATATCTGAAGTATATAAAGAAAAGGTTGAGCAATCTCAATCTGTAACCTTGTACAACAAACAAGGACAACTAGTGGAGTATTACTATGGGAAATGTGACAGATCTAAACGAGTTTAGAAAAAAGAAAGAATTAGAAGAAGAAAGAAAGATTGCCACTGAGTTGCAAGAGCTTCTCGGCAGTATCATGTTTGATGATGAAACCCCACTAATTATCTCCTACGAAGACTCTGACGGTATCCATTATTATAATTTAGATGAAATAATGGGCCTAAGTGATTCAAATCCTTACAAAAAATAAATTGAAAAAAAGTGTGTACATCTTTCTCTAATATAGTATAATGGTACCATAAATTGAAGAGAGAGATATATTATGATTAACTACGTAACTGGAAAAGCTTACTCAGGAATGAACGCAGAAACTTTGGCAGCTGCTGGTGTAGATGCGGTCGTAACATTCAAGCAAGCTACTAAAGCTCTTGGAATTCCTGGAACTAAGTTGAAAGGTTTGAAAGCTTGTGCTAAGCTTGTCATGTTCAAGGAAGACGAAGAGACTGGTGAGAAAAAGCCACGTTTCTTCTCAGTCTTCGATGCTTCTGAAGTTTTGGCGAGGGCTTAATTATGGGTTACACTGCAAACTATCTTGATGTGATATTAGTACTTGGCGTTACAGGAATTGCCATCTCATGGTTGCTAATCTCTGGTGAATGGAGAAAGTTTTGATCGAAATCATTGATAATTTTCTAGACAAAAGAATATTTTCTGATATTCAACAGAAATTTTATAGCAATCACTTTCCGTGGTATTATAATGAATCTGCTGTTACGGTTGGCTATGAAAATATTTACGATCAGATGTTTCATATGTTCTTTAGATCATCAGATGGTTTTCACCATAGAAGTCCGGAGCTCAATGCGATTCAGCCAATACTTCTTAAATTAAGACCAGCAGTTTTAATTAGAGTAAAGGCTAATATGTCTTCAGCATGGAATGGTGAAGAAGAGCTTGCGTATCACACGGATACAAATCTCAAAGGAGCAACGACTGCTATATTATATTTTAGTACTAATGATGGATATACT